AAGTTGTTTCAATATCAAGTGTGAATATTTTAATATGTTCTTTATCCCACTCAATATCTGTGGGATATTCTTGACCAATATATTGATAGTGATATCTTTCAAGACCATAGATAGGAGAGTTTTGCGTTGCTACATCTCTACGAAATCTACGAGCTGCATTGATATTAGTAAACTCAATCGGTTTTAGAAACTGACCTTGTAGTGTTTTATATTGTGAGTGTTCTTGTGTTAGGGCGTAGAGAGTAGGACCATAATCAATTTTTTCTTTATAGTCTTTTCCGTTTAAAACACCACGAATAAGAAGTTTACCTTTATGTTCAATTACATTTTTATAGAAGTTCATTTTTTATCAATTTCACCGTTACATCATTTAAACTATCATCTAATTGTATCTGGCAGGCCAATCTTGACTTGCCTTCAACATAATTCTTTTCGTACTCTAAGAGGTCTTGTTCTAAAGAGTTTTCTTTTATCTTTAACTTATCACACCATACATCATCTACATGAATATGGCAAGTACCACATGCTTGACAACCACCACAATCGGCAGGTATCTCTGGTAAATCCAATTCTTTGGCTGCCTCCATGAGAGTATAACCAGCTGGCATATCTACCGAAAGTTTTTCGGTATCTCTTATAAAATTAACTTTTACCATTAACCAGGTAAATTAGTTTCTGTTATAAGTCCTTTATTTGGTGTGAGTATCTTACTTGTGTTTTGTTCGTAAGAGGCTTTGATTTCATCTTTAGGTTCGGTAATAAAAACCACTTTGTCTTTTGCTACCTCGACTTTATCACCCTTCCCAAACGCATTGTATAAACTCATCATCAACTGAACCGGTTTACCAGGTCCTAATTGTTGAGGAATAATTACAAAAGGTTTTTCTAAGGTCACATAATCTGCACCTCTATCAACTTTGGCAATTACATCTTCACCTGTTGATAGTCTTATCACTTTCACTTCACTCATATTTTCTCCTTAATCTAAACTATATTTAGTTGTTATCACATATTTTCTTTGTGGGTTTACCATAACATTTAGTCGTTTCATAAATGCTCTGTCAAGTAAGATAGGTGTTCTATCTTCTCTATCATCTATGGTAAATTCTACATCTTTATAAAAGCCACCAGCAAAACTTACATCAAGTTTGACCACATATCTGGTTTCTTCATAATCTCTTAAACCACCTACAGAGATTTCTTCTTTACGGACAATATCACTTGTAATAGATTTATTTAATAAAGTCCATGTAATCTTGTTACCATTAATTTTAAATTTGTCTGCATGTATAACTGGCATGCCTGAATTACCCGTATCAAATTTTGATACTAAATCACCAAAAGGTTTAATGGTTAAAATTTCTTTAAAACCACATTCTGTTGGTACTGTAAATCTGTTTTCTCCATCTGCAAAATGTGTAATAACTTCTTTTGCAATGTTCATACCTGTGGCCTTTTCAATACCCTCAGTACCAGGTGATGAATTTACCTCAAGAAAATAAGGTGGTTCTTTTTCTCTATTCTTACTAGGTATAAAATCAACAGCAGTCCAATAACCGCCAACTGCTTTAGCAGCCTTTAAAGTCTCTTCTATTTCTAATTCTGTTAATTTGATATTTTCTGGTTCTGAACCTTGCGAAACATTTGACCTGAAATCTCCTTCAATAACTGGTCGTTTCATAGACGCTAATACTTTACCACCTAATACATGAGCTCTTACATCATAGTCTGTTTTAATATATTCTTGTACTAATAAATCTGCGTCTTCATCTTGTTTATTAACTAATTGTACTATAGAATCTAAACCTTTTTCACTATCAATAAACAATACACCAACACCCTTACTGCCTCGTAAGGTTTTCATAATCAAAGGAAATTTAATGTCTGCGTCAGCAACTTGTTCATTTGATTTTTCGGGGTCGTTAATTAGTTTTGTTTTAGGTTGTGTCAAACCATAATCAGCAAGTCTTAATGCTGTTCTATATTTGTCTGCACGTATATTAATTGTAGTTCTAGGATTTACTAATGTTGCATTAGCTCTTTCTAAAATAGATACAAAGTCCATCCAACTATCTTTTCGTGTAATAGAACCACGAATAATTGCAACAGTGTCACTATCAATTTCAAAACCTTTTTTATCATCTTTGTTATGAAATCTACGGACACCATCATTATATGTAGTGTAGCCACCAGTAAGTTTAAAAAGATAATGTGGATATTTTAACTTATCACATTCTTCTCTTAAACGGTCAGCAGTATGAAAAGTCTTTGCTTCTTCAGGTTCATCTGTGATGATGAGAAGTTTTAAAAAGTCTTTTTTAGCTTCTGTTATATATTCTCTAAACTTTGGTACTTGCATTGTTACTATCTTCTGGTTTTTTGCCTATGTTATATTTAGCAACCAAGTTCCAATCATTCTTTTCCTTAAAAGGTAAAACTTTGATTTGACTTAATGGTGCCTTATTTTCAACCATAGTAGGCTTTACAACCTCAATTAAATTCCAATCTTGTAATAGTAATGCAATAGTATTTCTTCTTTGAATATCGTTTTCCACCAAAGTAGATTTCTTACCATCTAAAGCAAATAGTTCTTTAAAATGGGTAATATAATATTTACCTTGTTTATGTAATATATGACACGACTGAAATAGAGTTTGGTCTTTACGACTTGCAACTCCAATTCTAGTTAGTGTTTCTCGTACTTTTAGAAAATCGTCTGGTTGCTTGATAGTGACTTCTAACATATCACTTTGCGACCAACTAATAATTTCTTCACTCATTTTTTTCTCCCACCTTTCATCAGGCTTAATTTAATATCATCAATTTGGCCGTCTGAAAGTAGGTTAAGAGCTTCTTTTGCTTTTTGATTACTATAACCATAATACTCTTTTACTGTTTCTAGGTCTTTAACTTTCTTTTGTGAAAGCCATTTCCCACCAAATCGCTTTTTCTTTCTGATACTATTTATAAAATAGTGAAATTGCAATCGTTTAGGCAAGAAATGTAAACCGTTCATCTCATTGGAATGCATTATGGTATCATAAAACATAGAAAGACACCTATTAATAATAAAAGGTGGATACTTTTTCTCCCATGTAATATCGTCAGTATCTAACAATGGTTCTTTAGTTTCATTGATAGCTTTTAAATAGTCTTTTAATTCGTACATTATTTAAACTTACAATTAGCCATGATTTCGGTTAAACAAGCAACCATATTAATTTCTTGGTCAGCAACAAAAGCGGACTTGTATTGGTAACCTGCAAGAATTAATATTGATTGAGGAACAGATTGTGATTCTAGTGCTGAATACATCAACTCATAGATACTAGTAAACAAAGATGATGGTTCTTTGTCAAGGTTATCAATGACCCACTTACGCATATCATTAAACCTTTTTTCTTTTAATACTTTTACTAGTTCTTTTGTATTTGCCTCAGATAAACTAAATAAAATACCACTGTCAATCTTACCTCGTACAGAATATCTTTGTAGTTCATTGATAGTTCTACGGAAGTCTGGATAATATTTCTGAATTAACTCAGCAAGAACCTTGTTATCATATTCAATGTTCTCGTCATCAAGGACTTTACCAAGTCTTTTCATTAGTGCTTGTGCTGTTTTTACTTTTTGACCATTCTTAATAGCAAAATCAATTACAGTACAACGACTATGTAAAGCAGGTAAAATCTTGTTCTTGTAATTACAAGTAAAGATAAATCTACAATTTTTGTAAAATGTTTCAATGAAATTACGCAAGGCAGGTTGTACAGACTCGGCATTCATATAGTCTGCCTCATCTATAATTACAACTTTATGAGCTGATGATTCTGTTAATGATACGGTAGAAGCAAAGTTTTTAATCTTGTTTCTTAATGTATCAATCTGACGGCCTTCATCTGAACCGTTGATAATGATGTAATCTGCACCAAGTTCCTCACACAAAGCACGAGCAACTGTGGTTTTACCGGTACCTTGTGTACCAGATAACAACAGATTTGGTATTTCTTTTTGTTTTAGAAATTCAGAAAATGTGTTTTTGATATCTTCACTTAAAATACACTCACTAA